GGCCTGCTTCATTGTCCAGTTCCAGTTAACCTTGCTCAGTTCCTGGACAAACCGTTGCGTGGTGACGGTCTTCCGGCCATTTGGTTCCTGCTGTATCGAAGCATACCAGGCTATTTCAATATCGCTGCGTCGTGGCATCATCACGCCCTCTCTTGAATACCGCATAAAAACACAGTATAAATACTGTATATCCATCCAGTAAAGAGGCAATAAGCAATGTTCGTGGAACTCGTTTATGACAAAAGGAATTTTGATGGTCTGCCCAGTGCAAAAGATATCATTCTGGGCGAATTGACCAGGAGGGTTCACCGGATCTTCCCCGATGCTGATGTCCGGGTTAAACCGATAATGACACTGCCAGCGATCAACACTGACGCCAGCAAGCATGAGAAGGAGCAGATAAGCCGTACTGTTCAGGAAATGTTTGAAGAGGCTGATATGTGGCTGGTTTCAGATTAAACGCCTTGAACCGTAATATTGCTTAAGTACAATCCGCCATGACTGGCAATCATTCAATACTCGCACTATCGAACGTTCGCCAGTCGGCCGCAATCATGCTCTTGCATACGGTGTGGTTGCGGCAACTATCAATTTTTAACGGCAGATGACTGTTCCAGCAAACTGTCTACTTTTTCATTCAATTCTTTTATTGCCTGAAGACAGAGTGCAACGACGCCAGAATATTCCACCGTATAGCTACGCTTGCTGTCATCTCGTTTTTTAACAAGATGACGGGTGATTGTCGTCTCGCCGCCCGCATTGATTTCTTCAACAGACTCATACTGATCATGATCTTCAAAGACTGATCCGACAGCCTCCGGCAGGACTTTTATAAGCTCCTGGGCAATCACACCGGAAGATGGCAGGCCGCTGTCCTTCCAGTTGAAGGTTACACCGTTTAGAGCCATCACTTTACCAAGTGCGTCTTCAATGGGTTTTATGTCGTTTTTTTTATCGGCATCTGAAGTCTGGTTCAGCGAGACGCAGGTAATATTTCCTTGTGTATTGAAATTACCGTTCTGACGCATAGCAAAATATTTTTCTGTCCCGGTATTTGTTGCAACGGTAGTTACAAAAACCAGATCACCAAAATTCTCACAAAATCCGTAGGCCATCTTTTTTAAAGTGGATGGATAAAGAAATGACCACTCACCATAACTTGAGTCCTGAGTTACTACCCCACTAGCTCCAACGCTATAAACTGGGGTGGCAATGGTTCCGCCTGTTTTCCCATTCACAGTACCTAGTTGGGGATCTTTGCTGTCTACTTTATCCGCGAGGTTGTCAGAAAGATATTTCCATGACGGCCCGGTGAATGTAGTGCCATCCGGTAACTTCACGGTGATGCTGCCAGCACCACTGTAAACCTGCTGCCAGTTCTGTTTGTCGTAATTCAGGCCTCGCAGCGCTTCAGCACTTTGCGCCACCAGCGCCGCGGTGACCATATTCAGCGCCACACGAGGAACAGCTGACCAGGCCGCGCCAGATTGTGTTGGCCCGGTAAAGTTACTGACCAGCGTCAACGCTGTACCACTTTCCACAGATTTAACCGGGAGCGTGTAGGGAATGCCACCGACAGTAACAACAATAAAATCTCCGGCTGCCACCTCGGTGGTAAACGCGGTCCCGCTGCCAGCGACCGCAGCAGAGTTATTCGTCAGGGTTAAGGTTCCTGCTGACATGGATATCTCCTGAATTCAGATAATAAAAAACCCGCCGGAGCGGGTTGTTTTTTGGTAAGGCATTAAGAGCAATTCGAACGGGTGAAGTTATTTTTATTCACCCATCGCCAGTTAAATGGATAACCGGCTCTGTACTCAGTCTGATTTGCAACTTTTCGTACACCGTAAATCTGCACTGACTGGGGCAGCCCACCAACCACTAACTCAGCCTGACAAACAGGTTTCTGTTTCTCCAGAACAGGTCCTGAACATGCTGAAAGCACCAGACAGGCAATAACTGGAATAATTATATTTTTCATTTCGACACCAGAGTTAATTATTTAAACAAAAAATAACCAATGGCATTGAATAATAAAAATAGTTTTAATAGATCAATATTCTTAAATTGATCGTTTAAATCGATCGGTTTAATCATATGCGGCTGTGTTTATCGCCGTTATTACAATCCCGCTATTCGTCGTTCCGACTGAAGAACCACTTGCTGTTGTTGATGAAAGTCCTTTTATTCTTGTTCCTACACCTTCATTGAAGCACCCCGTTCCCACATCCACAGGCTGGATTATTGGTTGTCCGCCAGGTGCTGAACCAGCATGCAGAAGAACAGACCCCAGCCCCATCGGATTTACGGCCCATTTGCCTGCCATGTATGTATCGATGTTAAGCCCACCCGTTGCAGCGCCGGGTGAGCCTATAGTTGTAAGGTCGCTTAATACCCGGGACTCATTCGTAAGTACCAGTGTCCCTTCGGCATCCCATATAGCCACACCCCAGGCAGGAAGGGTGAGCGGATATATAGCAAAAAAATACGCCTCCAGCACGAAAGCCGAACCTCTGTAATTAGACGCATCAACACTGAACGTGTTGCCACTTTTTGAAGCTGATATCTTCGCCGGGGCGCTGGTTCGTGCAAATGCAATCCCTCCCTTCTGACCGTCGACAGTCACGGACGCCGAAGCACTGTTAAAATCCCCTCCAAAAGTTGAGTTTACAGTGACTTTCCGGTAAAGCGTCATTGGTGTGGAATCAGGCGTGATAAAAGGGTTCCCGTTAGGTAATGAAATCAATGCGCCATATTTAGCCATCTACGCAGTCTCCGCAAAAACGATTAACTGCACTTTGACTGCCGGGTAATCATTAATCCCATCACTACCTGAAGGCTGTATTGTTATGGTGTTTCCAGATGCAATAATGCTTCTTTTGTCTGTATAACTTATTGTCCCTTTATCCTCCAGAGTACCAACCGCAAAACCAACCTTTAAACCAGGCTCCAGACTGAACTGGTAGCTTCCCGTTTTCTGACCTAAAGCAAGATCGATGATACCCACCACGGTTACAGGTTTAATGCCATAGTTATTCGGGACGCCGTTAGTGTCCCATGAGGCAAATCCAAAATCAGACATTGGGAGCCACTCCTGTTAGTTTACCAATCTGCACAAGCACACGACCTTCCGGCCCCGTAAAGGAAAGATTGTTGTCGGCTTTAGAAAGACACCACCCCCCCTGATTTGCAACTTTGTAACCTTCTGACCAGATAGAACCTGAGATTTTCGCATTGTTGATTGCGGCGTTAGCAATTTTGGCGCTTGTTATACTTCCATTCTGAATAAACGCATCGCTGATAAACACCTGACCATTAACAACAGCAAAGGGTGAATATTGCGTATCACCGCTGCCACTCATCAGGACGAACTGGTTTGCGTTAAACCCGACACGAGTGACCACTGGCTTACCCGCTTCGGCCAGCACCGCGATCGACATCCCGGCGTTATACATCACACCGTTTATTCGAACTCCGGTTTTAAGGGTGTAAATTGCAGATGCCCCGGTCGCATCAACCACGGCGGTGAGCTTATCTTCCAGCGCAGCAGTCACATCATTGAACTGCGCCTGCACCTGCGTCGACATTTCAGCCATGGCCTTATCGACCTGCGCAATGGTCGTTTTAACCACCAGAATATCCGCGCGTACCTCGCCGTACTGCGCCCACTGGTGTTCCACGGTTGCATGGTTGGCCAGCGCGTTCTGCAATGCGGCTTCAAGATTGGTATCAATGTCGCCGGTCAGGCGGTCACCGTCGGCAGATGTCAGGAAGTCATCAGCAATATCGCCCAGGTAGTCGTCAGCATTCGCATTAGATTCACCACGAACCCAGTCGGTCCACCCTGATTCATTACCCGTTCTGTCTACCAGCTGCGCGCGGTACCAGAACTCCTGACCAGCCTTCAAACCCAGTTGGGTGTATTCGGCAGACGGATAAGGCACATCCGACAACAAAAGGGGATTTGAGAAATCACTGTTCGCGGTGTACTGAATTTCCGTTTTCAGCGTGTCCCCGGTATTAGCCGGGAATCCCCAGTTCAGGCGAATCCCCCAGTTGATCGGCGTTGTCGCAAAGCCGACAGGTTTCGGCGGATTTCCCACCTTGCCCGTCAGCGTTTTCTCTTCGGAGTAGCCCCAGCCAGAGGAAATTTCAGAGGCATTAATAGCGCGCACACGCACGAGGTAGCGCCCGGCATAAATACCCGATACATCAAATGACGTGGTGGAGCTGCGCGGCACGTTAACCCAGTTCCCGTCGTTGCGGCGCCATTGCGCTTCATAGGCGATAGCGTTCTGCGCCTGGTCCCAGCTCACGCGCATCGTTTCGACGCTAATATTCTGCTGCACCACTGAAAAGGAGCTGATCACGATGTTCGCAGGCGGCGACTGGTTACCCGGCGGGATCACACTCACCGGCCGCTGGTCAATGATGGCTCCGGTATCAATACGGGCATATTTATCCGGATCGTGCCATGCGCCAGTAATCGAGAAGGTACCATCATTGTTATCGGAGACACTGACAACACGATACTGCTGGGCGTAGAGTTCATCTGACTCAACCACCCATACAGCTTCGGCCTGTGGTGTCTCACTGTATGCCGTGGTGACTGTGACTGATTCCCCGTTAACCGCCTGAATAGTCCTGCTCTGTGACGCACCGGAGGGAAGATTGAGAATAAGGCGATCGCCTGCTGCTGCATCAGCTACGCGGTCAAGTTTAATCACGCGACCGTTAACAGCACTGATGCGGCCGCCCATAACTTTGCCGGACAGAAGCTCGTCTGACACGGCGATGATGTATCCCGGCTGCGGAATGTTTCCGTCCAGGCCAACATCAAACGAAACAACGCGATCCTTGTTGTTGGTGAGAATACCCCAGCGCCCCTTTCGGTTCGCTTCTGATTGCCTGGTACAGCCGATGGCTGTCATTTCCAGCTGATTAAATCCGTACCGGGCCACCAGAGGCTGCTCAAACACCGGCTCCATCGCATCTGCATAGGCGTTACCCGGATCAGACCAGGAAACCAGCGCCGTGGTATACCGCGTTTTTGTCGTGCTGCTGGAATAGGTAAAGCGTCCGTCGATAACGTTAGCGCGGGTGTAAGCGTAATCCACATCTCTCGGCATATCGGCAAGCGCAACAATCTGATCACCGCCCCAGTAGGTCATGCCACGGAAGATAGCAGCAAAATCACGCAGGACTGTGTAAGCGTCGTTTCGGTCCTGAATGTACACGTTGCAGGTATAACGTGGTTCGGTACCGTTGCCCCCTTTGCCGTCTAGCACCATCTGATCACAATACTGGGCAACCTGATAAAGCGTCCATTTATCGATGTTAGCGGCAGTCAAACGGTGACCGAGGCCGAACCGGTCAGAAACAACCAGATCGTAAAAAATCCACGCAGGGTTATCCGTCCATGCCCACTTAAACGCACCGGTCCATGTACCGCTATAAATACGGGTTTCAGGGTCGTAGGTATCTGGAACGCGGATAACACGACCGCGGGGCTCGCAGGAGATCTGCGGGATAGAACCGTTAAACTGGCTGGAATCGAATTCGATGTAGAGTAACGCTGTGTTTGGATAGCGTAACTTGGCGTCAATCACCTCAGTGAAGCTCTGCAGCGTCATCGTGTCGCCGATCTTCGCGCTGTTGGCGTCAGAGGTTATCTTACGCAGGCGGATTGTCCAGGTGCTTCCAACCTGCGGTAAATCAATACGGTGGCTGCGCTCGTAACCAGACGTTGTTTTTCCGGTCACGCTGGTATTGAGTACCGTCTGCCATGCGCCGCCGCCCGTCTGCAGGTCAATCGCATAATTGACCGAGTAACCGACCAGATCACCGTCGTCCTCCTGTTTGAAAAGCGATGGCCATTTCAGACGCAGGCGAACTGCCGAAAGCTGCGTATTGGTAAACGTTCGCGTCCAGGCTGTGGCGCTTGATACCTCAGTTCCCACGCTGATTTCGTTTTCGGTACCGGGAATACCCTGAATATACTTTTGCGCCTGCGTTCCCGCGCGAAACTCCCACGTCACGCCGCTGAAGTTTTGGGAGCCATCGGCGTTCTCCAGCGCCGTTCCGTCCAGGTAGATATCTTTGCCGGTTAATTGTCCTGCAAATTCACCTTCGCCAAGCGCAACGAGGATTTTGGCTTTCGCTACAGATTGCAGATCATCAGGCTGTTCGGTAGGGGTTCTGGAACTGGAGCTGCCGCCCTTGCGGCCCTTTAACACTTTTTCTTTAGCCATATTGCGCCCATAAAAAAAGCCACCCGAAGGTGGCCTGAAAAAGGTGTGTTATCTACTGCTGATCTTCGACATAAATTCCGGCAGAAATAATCGCTCCGCCGATTCGCCGACGACCATAAAGAAGCGGGACCGGGTAACCCTGAGCTGCGGTGTTCGTAACTCCACCGAATGCGTAGGATGCACGGTTATCTGCACTTTGTTTGCTGGCTATGCCAGATGGCTGTGGAGAAAGCATCTGTACAACTCCGCCTAGCATCATTGCAGCACCAAATTTATATAAAAATGGTGAGGCTGCAGCCCATGGGGTGAAGCTAAGCACGGCACCAGCGGCAACCAACACGGCACCTAAAACTGTTTGCAGCACCCCGGCTTTTTTGCCCCCAATGATTACAGGCACAATTCTGATTACTTCACCTGTAACGGGAAAGCCAAGGTCGTCAACTCCAATATTCTTTTTACCTTTGAAGATGGCAAATGTTAGCCCACGGCTTTTACTGCTAATCATATAACTTTCAAAGCCGGGGATAGTTTTAGCGAGGGCCGTTCCAGCTTCTGATACTTTATTGATAAGGCGATGGTGTATCTTTCCAAAGATCTTACCCGGCTCTCCACCTAGTTCAATTCGCGTCATTACCTCTTGCATCGTACCCTCGACTTTCAATTGGCTATTGTTGTGATTTATTTGCTCTAATCACAATATTACATTCTTTATTATTTAACTCTCCGGACTGACCAATATCCCTTTGCGTTAAACAATCATTGGCAAGTTTTCTAACTGCTAATCTTGCATATACATCACCATTATTTGAAAGTAATCCAGTGATAAACTCATTATCAGATCTATTATGCTTCTGTTGTGCTTCCATCATCGCAATCATAAAGGCGTAATGGCTCACATAAGTTTCAGCAACAGAATTTGATTTTATTTCAGAATGACGTTCAAGATAATCGTCTACAGTTCCTGCGTATGAATTAAATAATGTCGATAATAACAATAGACTTAATACAAATTTCATGGTTTCGCTCCTTTGTTTTGAGCAAAGGTTAGCACAGAGATTTATAACGTAGAATCTTCATCGTTCTTTCTTGCCAGTAACCGCCATACGGCACGCGCTGACTCAGATGACCGTACAGGTGGTGTAGCAACATATTACCCTCCAGCAGGATTCCCGCGTGGTTCCACTTATCAGCCTGGACCTGCATGATCACCATATCCCCTGGTTTCGGTGGCCCGTCGAATTCACGGAATCCGCACTCATACCAGCAATCCTGATAGAAGTTGTCCGGATAGTCGTTTTCCCACCAGGGATAATCCACCCGGTAATCATGGAGCTCGATACCATGAGTTTGCCGGAAATAGCTCATTACCAGCCCCCAGCAGTCGAAGTGACCAAGCACAAACGGACGCTCCAGCAGCGGCAGTTCTCCACGCGGCTGGATGGTACGTAAATCCCCCTCCGGCCAGCTCACGATATGCCAGGGTAAAAGCGTCGCATCGCATTGCGCTTTATCCAGTTCGCTCGGTTGCGTCGTGGCATCAGGGTGACTGTGAGCGATGGCGATCACCGTTCCCCAGTCCTCAGCAGTTGCATAGTCCTCGGGGCAAAGGACAAAATTGTCCTCCGGCGCCGCGGCAAGATTCCGGCACGGAAAATAACGTTCAACACGGCTTTTCTGCGCCACCACGCCGCAACACTCACGAGGATATTCTGCTGCAGCATGCGCCATAATCGCATCGATGGTTTTCTGACGCATATCAGCTCCTGATCAAAGATGTTCCGGGGAAACCACCATGCGAAAGCTCGTTATTTTCGCCGAATCGGAGTTTGCAGGCCGTCAGCGTGCCGTTGCATTCATCCAACGACGGATCGCTTACCGGGTTGTTGTTTTTGTCGAAATAGCGGGTGCCGGCATAGTCACAGCCGTCGCCGGTGCGGTATTTATTACGAATGCACCAGGTGCATAGCGAATGAAGTTGCCGGGTAGGGATCATTAATCCCTGCAGGTCCATCGGGCTGGAGAGTGTGAACTCAACCACTTCGTTGGTTTCACCACTCTTTGCATCGATGTAGAAAACCTTCAGCTTTTCCTGAGTCGGATCTGCTGTGGGGTTGCCATCGACAAAGTTATTTGCATCAAGATATTTGCCCAGCGTGTCATGAATGGTCACCTTCGCCTGCAGCATATCGTCATAAGCCAGACAAAGTGCCGTTATGGAGCTATCAAGGTTAGCTACCGATAATTTTGGCTGCGCGCCGCTTCCATTGGTAGATGCCTCGATCCCCTCAATCTGGCAGGGCCAGGCTTTATACTCCTCGCCCTGCCACCAGATCGATTTTGCAGGCAGTTTATTTTCATCACCTCCGGCGGCAGTAATTGCCGCTTCAGTATGTGCCAGGCTGTAGCTGTGAAATCGCAGCACCTCCCCTGTACCAAAGGCCGTTCCGTCGACCTCGTAAAGCCTGACTTCATCGCCGGGCTCGAGCTTTTGATAATCAGCGTTCAGACTCATGGTTTAAATGCCTGCTGGAAAGTTGCGGAAAGGGAATAGTTCTCACCTCCCATCGGAGTGGGTTTATACTCGGCGCAACGATATAAACCAAGCGGCTCAAGCGGCGGCTTCCACTGGAACGATTTTGTTCCTCCATGCCTGTCAAGAAAGGTTTTGATCGCCTGAATATATTCTTCCGTACCAACAAAATTCAGATCCCATTGCTGGCTGCGCGGATTGAGTCCGTCGCCAGAAATCTGCTCGTAACCATCCCCAAACCTGGCGCTTCTCGTTCTGAATGAGACGGTTTGCGTCGGGCTGACTCTGGGGCTCCAGGTAAAAGTTTCGATAGCCATGCTTATCGGGTTCCTTTCATTGCGTTCCAGATGTCGCCGCCAGGACGGATATCACGCATCACATTCTGCTTGTATCGCTGATCGACGTATCGGCCTACATCAGAACCGAATTGTTCCAGCCCTGCAGGTGCCTGTGTCGATGTGTTTCCGCTTGAATCGATGGTGATATAAACCTTCGGTGCCGTGTCACCTCCCGCTGCACCACTATTTACAGCACGCACACCAAGCGACCCATCCGCGGCTCGGGTTAGCGGCATGATTGCCTCTGGACCAGCCTCCCCCATTACCCCGGCACCTTTTGCGAAAGCGAAGAATGTAGGGTTATCGACGACCTGACCGCTGTAAGCGCTCAAATCTGATGAGGAATAAACACCGCCTTTAGCGTTGAACTGGAAGTTGCTGCCATAGTCGGCAATGGCTGTTCCTGAACTGGCTGCCGCGCTGCTACCAACAGCCCCAAATACACTCGAACCTACGCTCATGATGGAGCTCAGAATCGTATTGGTTAGCAACGCCTGGGCTGCCATATCGACGAGGTTTTGAATTATCGACTGAGTGAGCGTGGAGAACAGGTTGATCATGCCCTCTTTAAAGGTCTGCGTTTTAGTCAGCAGCCCCGTCAGGACATTAGTGGTACGCTCACGAGTAGCCTCAACCAGGCCGATAGCCAGATTATTGAAGTCACTCTGTGAGCGATATAATTCCAGCGCGGTCTGATACTGTGCATCTGCAGATTCCTTACTGCTTTGCTTCATCAGCATTTCGTACTGGTTCTTACTGATGGCATTACCAGCGTAATACGCCTGCAACAGCGATTGTCGCTGCGCCAGTTGATTGCGAATCGCAACAAGCGGATCAACATCACCGCCAAGATCAATGCGCGGAGCCGAAAGAGCATCAGCCTGCGCCTGCAGAATTTGCCGGGAGGTTTCCTGTGACAGTTTCACCCGCGCCGCCATGTATTCCTTCTCAGTGAGCAGGCGGGCATCAAGAAGCGATTTCAGATCCTGGCTGGCTTCCTTTTCCTGATTGATTGCCGAGCGCGCAGGTGAGTACTGCTCGGCAAGTTCAGCTCGTTGCTTCTGGTAATTCTCAGCATTCATTAACAGCGCACGCTGTAGGTCCTGCTGGCTTGCCCCATTTTTACGCGCCGCAGCGATTAGCTTTTCCTGACTGGCTTTCTCCTGGAGATCAATTTTTCCAAGGCTGGTTGCATGAGCTTCTTCGATTTCCCTGCGCAACTGAAGGTACTGATTAACAGTTTCCTTCTTAGCCTTTTGAGTATCTTCACCGGTCCACGGAGTAGTAACCCCCTCACCGGCCTTAGCCGTCTCCGCAGTAATAGTTTTGATGTCACTCGCGAGCGATTTGGCTTGATCTGCAATCCCTGTCTGGACCAAGAAGCGCGCCTTGCTGACGTTCTCAAGATTAGACTGTGTTGTTTCTAACCCCTTATTCACAGATTCGAGATCAGCTTCAGCTCGTTTTTTACTGTCCTCTACGCCTTTTTTCTGTCGGAATGGGTCAAAACCTCCGAGGCTATCAAGCCTGCTGTCTGCGTCCTGAATCTCCTTGATAAGCTGGTTACGCTGGGTGACCTGATTATCATACTGGTCCTGCAGGTCAATCTGCTTAACGGCCAGCTGTTTATCAGACATCTGCATCAGCGCAGCAGTAGTCTCAATGACAGCATCCTTAAGGTTAATCGCTGACTGCCGGGCGTCCTTCGCCTGCTGATGAAAATACAGTAGCGCCGAACCTGCCAGCATTGCAGCACCGAACGGCCCACCAACCAGAGCTAAAGCCCCACGAGCAAGCCCAACTGCAACCGAGGCAGCCCGAGCAGATACTGAGATCTGGCGATTTGCTGCAGCCAGCTGCATTTTCGCTCGGGTTGCCAGATTCGTTTGCTCGGTTTCTTCTCGAATTAACCGGTTAAACTCCCCCTGGTAATTAACGTTCAGACCTTGTTGCCTGGCGATCTTCTCCATCTGGCGGTAGTACCCAAACTCGGCATCATTTCGCTTAAGTGTGGCGGCAGTTGCTTCAAGCGTTTTGCGTGCACCGTCAGCCTGGGCAGCAGCCGCAGCTTTTACGGCTGCCTGATTTTGTTGCCAGGCGCTTACGTTTTCGCGAAGACCTGCAGTTAGTTTTGTCGAGAGAACGGGGATCAATGTGTACAAAGCTACGCTTGCAACAGCATTGAAATTATCGGTGAGCAGGTTTATTCCATCGGTTACTGACTGAATGCCTGAACGCAGTGGGCCGGTACTGCTTTGACCAATTTTAATGATCATGCCTTCGAAGGCGCTGGTCAGCCCCATGATGTCGCCATTCAGGTTATTCACGCGAATAGCGGCCTGCTCATGCGCCGTCTGGGTGCCGGTGAGAGCCTGTGTCAGGGCATCAAGTTTGCTGCGGTTGTCCACCAGCACCGAAGCCGCGTTGATGTTCTCAACGCCGAAGAGCTTCACGGCCTGCGCAGTGGAAAGGTTTTTCTTCGACAGATTCTCCAGCGCGCCGCTAAGCCCCACAATCGAGGGTTTCAGGGTTTTGTCGGTACCTTTCTCCAGCGCCAGGATCACGTTTCTAAGCGCCGTGCCTGCTTCGCCGCCTTTGATTTCGCGTTCGGCCAGAACCTGAATTGCTGCATTCAGCGTTTCAAAACCGACTCCTGCCTGTGCAGCGGCCACACCTCCATTTTTGATAGCTGCGGCGGTATCTGCAATTTCAGAAGCCCCGAACTTGGCACCGGCTGCCAGCACGTTGATGTAGCGATCAGCCTCCTGAGCACCCGCTCCGAACTGGTTAAGCGAAAGAGCAAGAGTGCGGGTTGCATCAGGTAAAGTTGAGCCTGCGGCCTGAGCAAGCGTAAGCGCGCTCTTTGTCGCCTCAGTAAGCCCGTCTGCGGTCTGAAGAAGTTCAGGCTTAGCGGATGCCATCAACTTAAGGGCTTCCACCGCCTGACTCGCACTGTATTCAGTGCTTCGCCCCATTTCCTGCGCAGCTTCATCAAGCGTCTTTAACTGGGCTCCGGTGGCACCAGTGATAGCCGACAGATCGGACAGGGCCTGTCCATATTCGCGCGTAGTCGTGATGATCGCGCCGAGCGATAACCCGGCACCGGCAAAGCCCGCCAGACGACCGGCAACTCCCGCGATGGTTTTACCCATTCGGGAATAGGCTTCATCGGTCTTTTTTGCATCTTCCTGCGCGCTACGATTGAAGCGCCTTGAGGAATTCTCAGCATCACCGTATGCACCCATCAGCTGAGATTTAAAATTGGCTGCGTTGAGATGCAGCCCGACGGCAAGGGAGGCAACGTCAGCCATTACATTAACGCTCTCATTACGGCCGCGCACTGATCGTCAACATTACTGACTGCAGCGGGTGGCGGGTTTTCAGGAGGTGGCCCACTCTCCTCGCCTGGACGGCTGATGGCACCAGTACGCAGGAAATACGCGCGCCAGTGGTAGAGAGTGTCTACCGGGAGTGAAGCTATCTTTGATGGATCGGGCTCGCCCCAGCGGTCAGCCAGCCAGAAAATCAGCTCAAGCCAGGGCGAGTTGGTTAGTTTTTTTCCGCATCCTCAAGTTTACCAAGGGCATGCTTTTTCACGGTGGCAATAGCTTCAAGCAGCGCCACGTTGTCATGTGCCTGCAGCAACTCCGATGCGGTGGGCTTGTCTTCAACTGAGATTGGACTGCCGTCGGGCTGAACCAGACAATCGACAATCAACTGCACGCTTAGTTCTGAGGCTTTACGAGCATCTTCGGCAATCTGGCTGTCACGCAGCGCTTCTTCATGATCGATGAGTTCACCCGCCGTCATGCGACGAAGATAAACGGTCGTGCCAAAGATTTCGGCAGTAATAATGGCGCTTTTAGGTTTCAGAAGAGCAGATTTCAATGCTGAGACATCGATGGCGGACATAGTTTTTCCTGAGAATTAGATAATAAAAAGCCGCCAGAAGGCGGCTAATGAATGGTTTCGGGAATCAGCTGCCAGCTGCGGTACCCCAGGTGATGTTGTTCTGTTTTCCCTGAACAGTGATTTGAATGACTTCACTTGCCGGGGCAGTAATTTCATTCATCTGCCAGCCAGACAGGGCCAGAATCATGTTCGCCGTTCGACCATTTGGCAACTCAACGTAAAACTGTACGGTTTCCCGGTTCTCTGCTGCGTTGAGGAAATCAGCAAAGTCCTGGTTGGCTGGATCGTCAATAAAGCCCAGAGATTTTTCAGGTCCTTCAGGCAGGTCAGAGATAAACTGTTTACTGGTATCGATCAGCGTAGTGCAGTCCACAAAACTGCCCGTCTGTCCTGTAGCGCCCAGCGCTCTACAGTTAATGAGTGGTTTCATTGTTGCTACGTTGCTGCCCGCAGCCCCCCACATAACGACGGTGCCAGCAGGCAGCATCGCGTACTCTGGCGAAGTTTTATCAGCCATAATTTCTCTCTCTTTGAAGGTGGCAGCGAGCGCTACCGGTGGTTTTCAATGCGATCGCGTATTTCTATCGCAAGGATGCGGAGAACTTTCGCTTTCTGATAATCCAGCGCCGGACGAATGAAGGGACTGGCGACCTGCTTCACGGTGCCCATCTCCTGTGCCAGCGCTTTGATGAAGTGTTTTTTGCTCGGGCCAACGCGGAGATAAACAACCGCATTTCCTTTAGCTTTCGAAGAAGAGGAGCGGATTTTTATAGAATCGCGCATGTGCTCATCTTTTGCCGATTCGTCATATCCAGCATGCGCTTTCATATCCTCCAGAACAGGCTCAAGAGCCGCTTTCCCGGCATCCCGCAAAACCTGCGTACCAACCTTTTCACCAAGGGCAAGTAGCTGACGCTCGAGTTCCTGAAGCCCTTTTACTTCCATGCGGATCATGATTACTCCTCATAAAAATAAAGTACGTAATCGCGGATTAGCCGATACTGGACCTGGTTACTTGTCAACGTGGTTTTATCCTGCAGGATATTGCCGCGCTGAACATACTGAACCGGATAGCCCTCAAGTGTGCCGTGGGTAATCTTTTTCCATTCAGCCCAGACGGCTTTATCCAGCTGAACCAGCCCGGTGTAGTCATTCACTTTGTACATCGAGATTTGGAAGCGGCCAGCGATAAGCCCTGTACGGACCATGCCAGTTTCAATTTCAGGATCAGAGATACGTTGGAACGTCACACCGTTCTGCTCACTATCAGGAAGCAGCAACGGATAAACCGACATACCAGACAGGCGTTCCAGGGCGGTTTTAATTGCCTGCTCTATCATGGCGGTTATCTCTCTCAGCTGTAATGACAGTGCGATCGGACTGGCTACAGTCGGCAGCCCGCACGGTATAGACCTCATCACCCCAGACGATTTTCCAGTCGGTTTGAACATCCTTACGGGATCTGATGGTAAACAGCCAGGTTTCAACTACCTGCTGCTGGTCAAGGGTGCGGATTTTTCGGTTAGATACGTTTTCTGCCTTTGCCCATACAGTCGCAACATCCACCGTAATTGACGGGAGTGGCTCGCCAAGCGATCCTCGCTGAGTTTCCAGCTTCTCTAATCTGATGCGTTTATTAAGCTCGCCAGCACGTAAAGAACTCATAGGCCATAAATCCTATAAGGCTGAAGAAGGGCTTCGACAGCGAGAGGAACCTGAGCCACAGTTTCACCAATGACGACGGATTCACGATTGGCGTACCAGTGTCCGATCAGCAGTAACATGGCCGCCTTCACATCGTCATTAAGAAGAATCGAGTCCGGGTCGTCTGCGTAGCCAGGGGAGCTTTGATTTTCATAGAGCGTTCGCCTTGTCCATGTCTGGACGTACCGGGCTGCCGCACCGGTGTATAAAGTCAGCAGGGCATCGTCTCCGGAAAAATCGGTATCAATGCGGCAGTGCTGTTTCACCACATCAAGATCGACCATTATTTTTTCGCCTTTTTTTCCGCTTTTACTTCGGGCTGTTCCTGCTGCTGTTCCTGCTGCTGTTCCTGCTGCTGTTCCTGCTCTGCAGGATTTTCTGATTCATCGAGCATCGCATAGCCTTTTTTGATGAGCTCGCGACCGTGCTGTTCCAGAGTTTCCAGCGGAAGCCCCTCAGTAACGACGGTACCGCCGAAATAAATCGGTTTAAGTGCAATCAGTTTCATTTTCCCACCTGTAATAGCGGCCCGAAGGCCGCTATTTCATCAGCTACCAGCGCCAGTGCGGAATGCACCGTATACAAATGCTTCAGGGCGTTTGACGGCCAGCGCCAGACGTTCCTCGCAACGGATGGTGATCATGTTTTTCTCGAAGTCGTCGGCGTTCTCCGTGGAGATAACAACGTTCGCATCTTCGCGGTCGAAGATTTGCGCGCCAGCGTTGAAAGCACCAGTCAGGAATTTACCCTGGAAGGCTGCCGCTTCCGTGGCAACAACCGGCAAGCCCCACAGCGTCGGACCAGTCAGCGCTGCAGGGTTAGCCAGGATGTAGCGGCCCAGGCTATCTTTCGTCAGCTCGATCCGTGCCCAGTCAATGAAGTGAAGAACGTGGCCGGATGCCGGGAAGCGCGCCAACTGTGCCTGCAGCATTGCCAGACGCAGATCGTCAATACCGCTCTGCTGTTCAACAGTAAACGCCGGGTTAAACGCTGACGCCTGAGGAACGATGCCATGCAGATGCACACCGGTGCCGTCACCGAAGAGAATTTCCTGCTCTTCCGCGTACTTCAGTCCGTAGCGCATTTCGGCATCAACGGTTGACTGCAGCTGTGCGAAATCATCCAGGATCTGCTTGGAGGCTTTGAACAGGTGAGCGATGGTGCTGACGCCAGTGATTTTCGGCGTAAACTCAATGTCGCTGTAGGGTTTCTGCGTATTCTCAGGAACCACTTTCGCGTTATTGGTAAAACCCGTCTGCTGCACCCAGAAAATAGCCGGGGAGGAAGTGCGGCCAGGAGCAATCAGATCGCGAATGAACAGGCGTTGTTTTGGTGCCGTATCGATGCCAGGAATTCGCTGGGGTTCGACAACACCATCAAGCACATCCGCAGAAGTCAGTGCCGCCTTAACCGGGATACTGATACGTTTTCCACCTTCCACGCCGGAGGCAAAGGTTTTCAGCGCTTCAGCAGAGATCACCTGCTGGCCGATTGATTCCACAACATGCTTCGCGTTTGCCAGCGGCATCTGGGCAACATGTTGCTCCAGTTCTCCCATAGCTGCCTTCAACGTTTTTTCTGCCTCACGCAGGGCGTTGAACTCAGAAGCCATTTTATCGACGGCCGCCTTTGTTTCTTCTGAAAGCTTGCCGGACTTCTGCGCCTCCTTCACTGCTTCTTCTGCTTTCGCGTTGAACTTGCCGGTTGCCTCTTCAATGCTGGCGGTGACTTTTTTCAGAATATCGTTTACTTCAGACATAAAGGGTCCTTATTTGACTAACGCCGCCAGGGCGCTTTCAAGTGAATTGATGGTTTCAGGTTTGATATCTTCGGCAGCGCCCGGCGTACCTTCGTGGGTGGTGACAGCGCCAGGCATGCCACCGGATAAGGCTTTAATAAGTTTTCTGCGCTCAGAGCGCGGGGTGTTGGTCTTGGCCAGCAATGCATCAAGTTTGCGAAGCGCGGCTGCAGGCGATTCGTCGCCGTCGCTGACCGCATCAGCAGAAAGCAAGCTATCTGCCAGTCCCTTCGCCACAGCATCACTGCCAACGATATAGCTTTCCGCGTCCATCAGCTTCTGCACGGCGGCCATATCAAGGCCGGAGCGCGCCGCGTAGATGTCAGCCATAGCGGTATCGAAGGGTTCCAGTGACTGTGCCAGTTCTGCAAAATCATGGCGGTTTCCCATCGCGTATACCCAGCAGTTGTGGATCATCAGGAAGGCACCCCGGCCAATCTGAATATCATCCCCGGCCATCGCAATTATCGAGGCGGCGCTGGCGGCAATGCCCAGTACCTTCACCGTTACACTGCCTTCGTATTCGCGGAGCAGGTTATAAATAGCCAGACCTTCGAACATATCGCCGCCCGGTGAGTTGATATTCACCGTGACGTCGGCGCCGTTCATAGCCCGAAGCGCACCGGCAATACGTTTAGCTGTTACCCCTTCGCCCCAATAGTCCTGTCCGATCACATCAAAAACAGAAATGCTGTTATCGTCGGTGGCCGCCGCTTTGATCCCGCCGTCCCAGCGGTCCAGTGCAGACGGTAATGTTTCACAGGTAACGCGCGCGCAGGGGCGACCCGCCGGTGCTACCGGAAGTTGTTTTTTGCTCATCAGGAAAGTGCTCCTAAGCGGCCTGTTTCAGCGGAGATTGTTCAAAGGAAATATCGGGGAATACGTGGTTATGCAGCTCTCGCAGGGCCAGGGCCTGAACAGCAGGGTTGCTGCTTTCGAGATTTTTCAGTTGCGTCAGGTTGAGCTGAACGGTGTAAATATCTCCCCCTTCAATTGGCGGCATGTTCTCAAGACGACGAACGTCATTACGGGACATCCAGCCATTCTGAAGCGCGCTGGTATAGTATGCCGCGCGACCGGCACTATCGGCTCGCAGTAGACCTTCAACAGAGAATTCTGCAAACACTTCGTCATCGCTGTCGAGTAAGCACCGGCCAATTTCCTGCTCAATATTCACCAGCAGCGGTCGAAGAGTATGAGTCAGGAACTGCAGGTTCATACCCTCGAGGCTGGATGCCCAGCTGCTTTGTTTCGTGGTGTGGCCAACCATGAAAGGAGGTACACGAAACCAGCGGCAGATTTCCTCAATACTGAAAGAGCGGCTTTCCAGCATCTGGGCGTCTTCCGGATTCATGGTAACGCCCTGATACTTCAATCCGCCTTCAAGTACCATGATTTTCCCGGCGTTTTTTGAACCGGTAAATGCAGCCATGTAGCTACGGAGTCTTTCACGTTGTTCGTCACTCAGCGCATTATCAGCGGAGAGAAAACCTGAACTCTGAAGCCCCTGTTCAAATATCTTCGCAGCAGACTCCTCAACCGCCATTGCTGAACCGATCACATCCCGTCCGGTTTTCATCGGCATCATGCCGCAAACACCGTCCAGACCGAACCCGCGAATGTGCATGATGTTTTTGACGGAAATGACGCGCTCGCTACCGTTTTCAGTGTATTTGTATTCCAGCGCCCCGGAAGTGAGACGTTTAACCACCATGTTCTGCGGCAGCAAAGGCACCAGCGAAACCAGGCGATTTGCGATGAATTTCTTCTCAATGAAGGCGTTCCCGCGCAGGCAGATACTGGCGACCACCATCAACATAAAGCGTGATGGCGTCATTTCTGAATTGGGACGGCGGCACAGTATCGAATAGGCAGGGTGATCGGTTGCTGCTTTTCGTGAACCGTCAGGCTGTCGAATGTATATTTTCAGCGGAAGGGTTGAAATAGACTCACTTAACAGCCTTACGCATGCCCACACAGCCGATAGCTGAATGGCTTTATCGGCCGTTACCACCTTTCCGCTGCTGCTGGTACCAAACCATTCCTCCCAGAACGAGCCGGTAGTGAGGCTGATAGGCACACCGAGCCAGTTAAGCAGAGCGCTTTTCACCCTGCCAGGCTGTTTGTTTTTTTTCATCAGAAACCTACCATGATGGGATTATTGAAGAATCCGGAAAGATCCTGCTGGTCGTTGCCACCGTTAACCAGAACGCGGCTCATTGCTGTGAACAATGCCGCCGGGCCATCAATCTTGGCCTCTGGTGTGGACTTGTTCGGGAAAATATTCTCGTTCCTGTCAGGTTTGACGGTTACGTTGGACATCATCCAGTTCATTACCGGGTGATCGCTGTGATGGAAGCGGCCACCATATACCAGTGCTTCGACCTCTTTCATCGCCTCAGAGAAATTGCGAACCGTCTGCGGCACCTCCACCAGTGGCAACCCTTCTTCTGCCAGCGCAAGGCTGAACTGCGTAGCACTCCAGGGATCGAAGCCAATTTCTTTCAGATTCTCGCCAGCAACCCACACCTGCAGCTCTTCCTTAATCTGAGCATGGTCGATTACATCCCCGTCGGTAAGGATCAGCTTGTCCAGCTCAGCCCACTTACGATAGAGCTCTGCCATCTGGCGTGAACATTTCTCAAGGCGTCCTTCCGGAAGCCAGAATTTAAAATCCGCGTGAACGTGGCCACCTGGCGCGCGCCAGACTTTAGCGGCCGCACAGATATCAATTTTGTTTGAAAGGTCAACGCCCACCCAGGAGGGATAGGTTTTAAGTTCGTGCTGCGGGGCGATAAACTCGCATTTCTCCCATTTCATCATGTCCATCCAGGCAGACTCTGCCGTAACCCAGATATTCATGTGCTTGGTGAAAAAGTTAATCCTGGCCGAAACCTGCTCTTTCGCTTTTTTTGCCAGACGCCGCAAGTCATCCCAGCGCTTACAGATACCCAGCCCCGGATTGGCCTTCTGCCAGACTTTTTCATCAAATGGATCGTCACCTTCATCTAAGGTGTAGATGATGGCAAAAAACGTATCGTCTTTAACCAGGCCGCGCAGGACCTTGATGGCGTAATCACGCAATTCGTAACAGATACCTTCTTTGTTGAAACCAGCGGTGGTGATACCGAAAAGCAGAGATTGCAGGCGCGCGCCGGTGGCCGTCTCCAGAACGTCCCAGACGTCACGCGTTTTATGAGCATGCAGCTCGTCAACGATGGCGCAGTGGATGTTCAGGCCGTCGAGGTTGTTTGCATCTGATGATAATGGCTCGAATTTGGAGGCCGTTTGCTCCTGGTAGATAGCGAGCTTGTTGAATTCGAAGATCCGCCCAAGAGTGGCTTTCGCCTTCTTGACCATATTTTTCGCGTCTTCAAAAACAATTCTCGCCTGGTCACGGGTTGTAGCAGCGGAATAAACCTCCGCCCCTCCCTCGCCGTCGGCACCAGCCATATACAGCCCTACGCCGGAGCAAAGCGTTGATTTGGCATTTTTACGGGCCACCTCAACATCTGCTGTACGGAAACGCCGAACCATCACCGGTCGACCGCTGCCGTCGTTACGCAGGACGTTTTCCCCCGTATCTTCGTTAACCAGCGGGATAACAAAACCAAAAATATTAATCAGGATGAAAACATGCCAGTCCATCAGCTCAATAGGCTGGCCTGCCAGCGCGCCTTTGACGTGAGGGACAAAATTATAGAAATTCAGAATGTGCTGCGCGCGCGGCTCACTGAAGAAAATACCGCGCTCTTCGCCGTGGGCCAGATCGTCAAGAAAACGCTGACAGGCAAGGCGCACATACTCACAGGCAATAATTTCCCCCGCCACCACCCTCTCGGCGTAGCGGATGCCTTCTGCAACCTTAGCCATTAATCCCTCGCTTTCATAAACTCGGTCAGCGGGTCAACCGCATCAGGACCTTTTGCATTCACTTTAGAGCGGCTGGCTGGCGTCATACCGAACTCTCCGAGCATGGCGCGAAGACGTTTCCAGGCATCAGCTTTCATGATGGCCGCCGGGTGAGCCTTGATCATGCGAATCTCTCGCTCTTTGCCTTCGTCTGGTTCTTCGTCGCTATATACGGCGTAGGTATAGCCTTCTCTCTCCAGAGTATCGCAGTGATGCCGGTACTCGGTGTAAACCTCAACCAAAATCTCAAGCGCTCTCGCGTCCAGCTGCGACATGACGCCAAGCGCATCGAGCTCTTCAGCCATACGCTTGAACCAGTATTTTCCCTGCTTGTCGAAATGCTTCGGCGTTGGGGGTACCCCTGCAGCTGGCTTTGGTTCGTTTTCATTAATCGGGCGTTTTGATGGGTTACCCCTCACCAAACGTAGATGGGTCGGGGTTTTCGGTGGTCCAGACATAATCGAAAACTCCTATTAATCATCGAGTGGGGGACCCCATAAAAAAGTTTTCTAACCTGCGGCGATGTGAAAAGAGGTTAGGCGGCGGTCCTTTGGCGCGTCGTTCCTGAACTTTCAACCCGCCCTCCCCCTCGGTCGATTCAAATGAGAATTGATGTCATTTGAGTCTTTCAACTGCTGTCTTCGCCCTGTGGCAAGGCTTGCAGAGGCTTTCGAGGTTGGAAAGGTCATCGGTCCCCCCATTTGCTTTGGCGGTGATGTGGTCCACCGTCTCAGCGGGTGTATACCTTCCATTTCGCAGGCATTCCTGACAAAGGTGTTTATCCCTGTCGAGAACGATTGGCCGCAGCCTGTCCCACTTGCTGCCATAACCTCGCTGATGCCTGCTCTGTCCTCGCTGATGCTGCTGCCAGCCTTCGTTAAGGTGCTTGGGACAATAGCCTGAGCGTTCAGTGGTTGTGCCAGAGCAGCCACGCTTGCGGCATGCTCTCGGTATTAACGCAGGCATCAGGCTAACCTCCACGCCCGGCGGCGTTCTGTTCGTGGTGCTGAGTCAGGGTGACGCTCAACCGGTTCGCCGTCTGCGTGGTCCACCAGCGACCAACAGGGATAGACGACAACGCCACCATAAGCATCGCCCACGGCATAATCGGCAGGCTTACTGCCGTCCCATTGAGACAGCACACGGCTGATGCTTTGAGGCGGTATGCTGTAGCACACGCCATGTATCAGGCGTTGCAGCATAATGAAGTCAGACCTCACCTTATCCGCATTAATCAGGCGTTCAGCTATCTGCATTTGGTATTGCGGTGGCCGCCCGGTGCCCAGATAAAAACTAAGCATGTCGCCAGGGAAACGAGCCAGCCAGCCCGTAAGCTTGTCTCTGAATCCACGTACAGGCAGCGCGTCGTCTTCCAGTACCACCACCCGGCAAGGCTGCTCAGCAGCCCATTCGATAGCGCGCCGGTGATTCCAGTTAGCCCCGTGATTCCCTTCATCGATAAGAAGGTGCGCGCCAAGTTCACCAGCCAGCAATGCAGCTGAGGCGTAACGGGAATGATGGCCAACCACAACAAACTTCACTTGTGTTTCCACCATGCTGCCTCCTTACCGATACCATCAGTTTTGAAAACGGTATGTACCAGAGGGCCGGTGACCAACCTGTCAGCGAATGACTGCGCAACGATACCGAACGCCAGCATGTCACCCACCGCTGCGCCAGCCTGTTCTTTCTTCCAGAAACGATAACTCTCGATCCGGTAGTAAAGACGGATGATGCCATGAGCGAACGCCATCACATCAGCGCGGGTGCCTCCCAGAAGACCAGCATTAAGCATCACATCGCCGCGGTGCGCTTCAATGAATTCCTGATAGATACGCTCAGGATGATTCTGTTTCGCCCAGGTGTCGGCGTAGATCTTCGGTTCAGAACCGACGTAAACATTCCCGGGCTGCATTTCTTCCCACGGTGCGCGGAGCATTTCGACATCGGTACCATCGGTACACCAGACGAACCGGTATTCAGGGTGATCGCGCAGGTGCTGCCAGATATGCAGCCAGCGCCGGAAGTAGACATTCATCTTCACGTCAGGGACGCGATACAACTCAACGTCTGCCGATGCCGTCTGCAGCTCATCCACCAGCGCAATACGGCCACAATTCCGAAGCGAGGCAGCCCACCTGGTCAGCATGTCTGATACGGCCGCCATTTTCGTACCGCGCTGCGGGTCTGGCTGGCTGGTAAGCAACGTTGTGATTACCACGTCGCGCTGAGATCGATATTCGGCATAGCCTGTATATCCTGAATCCCGGCGCTGCCCGTAAATTACAGCGTTCTTTTTATAGAGCGCTTCACGTTCAGGCCTCGGTATGCTGCGCGCGCCCTCTTCGTATTCATCCATTGAGTGAATCAGCTTTTCAGAGCCAACCACATCAGCAAACGCCCAGGACGTTAAGCCAGCGTTATAAATCCGAAGCGCCAAATCAGGATGCTCATACATGCCTCGACCGTATACCGGATCGAATCCGCCAACCTTCTCAATGGCGCTGCGGTGGTAGTACAGCATCACACCGCGCTGCCCGGTGTAAGCGATATGCTTATCATCCTGGTGCAGGACGGTCATATCGTTTATCTTTCGTGGACCAGCCAGATCGAGAAACTGGTAAGCCAGGTGTGACTCAGGTGATTCGATGTAAGGCAGGTGCCAGTTATCGGCAACCGGCCATGCGTCATCATCCCACAGGAAGAGATGCTCACATCCGGCGTCCACCAGCGCTTCGAGGCTTCGGTTTTTCGAGGCCACAATGCCGAGGGATGTTTCATTGCGAAGCAGCTGCACGCCGTCGGGAACGACTGCGGCAGGTTTTGAACCATCATCTATGACAACCACGAGCGCGCCGGACGGTAAAAATTGATGATGCTGCGCCAGTGTCCGCTTCAATACGTCAGGGCGATTATGCGTTGTGATTGCTATTCCTATGCGTGACACCGAATTGCAGACAGGCGCGTATGGAACACCATCGATAGTGACCTGCATAATTTCTCCAAAATAAAATGGTTCAGGACTCCTATCTGGACATCACTTTTGCTGACACCAAAATGATATAATCGCAGCTCATTTACACAACCCTTTAGAGGTAATTTCATGACAGATCTGCAGAAACGCATTGATGAACTCGAAAAAACTATTGAAGAGCTACTTTTAGATCAGCATGCAGCAAGAATTGCTATTACCACGATATCCACAGCTTGGAACTCCCTTGCCAAACAGCCTGGTATGCTTGGCGATAGCTACGATAAAGCTTTTAAATCAGCGCCGCCTGTGGAGTTTGAAAACCCAGTAAATGAAGGTTATGCAGAAGAGTTACATAAAAGAGTTGTAGCCCTACTTTCTAAATCTTAATCGAATCGTTTGGGCTACCTTTAAGTGGCCCTATTTCTAATGTCTCCCTTCCTCAATATCCCTAATCCCTGCCAGTTGGTTGTTACCCTTCTCTATCTCTGCAAGTAATGATTGAATCCAGAGAACGGCCTGACAATAGGTTATTGAGCTGGCGGCAGCGGTACTATCATCGGCTGCGTCAGTGTCCCCGGTATCGGGGTGCATTGCGCTGGCACGTAAACGGTTCGCGTAGTTGAGCAGCCCACCAGCGACATTAGCAGGAACAGGCAGATCACAGGTTTTTTCACGGCGAAGAATCTCCCGGTATTCGATAACGGTCTTTTCGGTTCCGGCATCAATCAGCGAGTTCAGGCGACTGGCGTTCTCCGCTACCTGGTTAAACCGGTTGAAGTTGAACGCCTGGGTAGTTATCACCGTTGCCTGCAGTGCGTTATCGTTGCGCAGTATCCGGTTGTCACTCTCTGACGTGGTCAACGCTGCATTGCTGCGCGCCAGTAGTACACAGAGCACCGCGATGAAGATGATTGCTGCCATCCCAACAATAACGAGGCTTCTGTTCACTGGTCTATCCCCCAGCAAGCCAGCGCGCTTTCCTGGTCTCGCCTTTCTACCTGCCCATAACAACCATTCTTCTGCCCTTTGGTCAGGCGACAATCGCGGCCACCGTCTTTTATCCACCAGCGGATCGCTTCACAGGCTCCTTTACGGTCGCCAGCATTAATTCGCTTATAGAACGTAGACGGGAAACATTTTCCGGGGCCGATGTTATATGGGCAGAAAGAAGCGATACCCGCTTTCTGTGGTTCCGTCAGTGGTACTTTGATATTTCGGTCAACCCACGCCAGCGCTTTATCGCGTTCAATAGCATTTACCTGAGCGCATTTCTCAGCAGGCAGCTTCATGCCCTGAACTACTGGCTTACCATCAACCATCGTTGCGCCACGACAAATGGTCCATATACCAGAGCCGTCCTTGTACGCTGTTGTGCTGTTACCCTCTTTCTCATCCAGAAACTGATCGAGAATTACGGGTGCGGAAGCCCCGGCAAGAATTAACCCAACGACAGCTGCGCTCAGTTTATTCTTCAGCTTTTGTGGCATAGCCATTGCGACGATCCTCCCGTTCTTTCCAGCGGAAATACCAGTTCACTGCACAGGTAATAACGGTGCATGCGATACCGACAATAATTGCCCAGTCGCTCAGGCTTAACCCTGCAATTCTGTCGGCCAACATCCAGGACACCTCTTTTGCTGTTTTAGCTGTTTCGGCGTATGCCTTCGCTGATACACCGCAGCCGGTCAGCGTGGTTCCTGTTCCATATGAAAGTCTGCTGTAAATGGTGCTCATTCTGGTCATAGCCTCACCTCCGATAGTTCGGATGGCGCTGTGTGATGAAAGGAGGATCAGGCTTCTGGGCTCTTATGCAAAGGTGAAAGTAAGGGTGATTCCCAGAGCCTGAAATAGAAAAGGCCGCCAAATGGCAGCCTATAGATTATGTCCCGCGTTTTACTAGAGAGTGAATTAAGCCTCTAGTTCATTTAAATAGCGATCACCCTTTGACGTGATTTCAATCGCTATCCACCCACCTTCATCAGACTTACTTTGAACAGCATTTACCAATCCCAAATCAGCAAGATCTGAAATGGCAAAATCTACCGTTTTCGCTGGAATGTGAGGAAGATCAGAAGATTGAATTGTTTCACGTGGACCAAGTGCATCTGCTCGACGCAGAATTTCGAAATGTACAGATGTGATTTTCATAGCACTGCCTCCGGTGGCTTGTTTTGACCAGCGGAATTATAACATATTGATTTTGACGTAGATTGAGTGCCAAAAGAGGTTAAAGAAAAACCCGCTCACAGGCGGGTTTATAGAACTTTGGCAACATATCAAATATGCTTCAAATATGGCTTATTTTGTTGCATTTTGCAAGCGCGTTTGAAGGAGATAGTGAAATTTACTTCACATTTCTGCCACTTTGAGGGCGTCTTCTTCCTCATAGTATTCAAGAGCCATGGCCAGCGCAGATTCATCAAGCTGGGTAAAAGCGGCCTTTAACCCAGCCCAGTGCCCTGAATAGACACGCAACCATGTCGAACGGTCAACGCTAACCATGCGGGCCAACGCTGCACCAGCATAGTCTTTATAGGTTTCATTATTTCTGGTTGCGGCAATTTCCTGCCCTGCCAGCCATACCAGGCCAATCAGTTTCTTTACTACGCGCTCCTGAAGGGAATTATCACCCAGGCATTTCTGATAAGTTTTCCAGACGTATTCACACATCATCACCTGGTGCTTATAGCTAAGGTCAAAACCGTAACAGTACCGCAACCAGGCCTGCTGGTATCCACTAAGCGCGGACACTGCCCTACGCCACGGCGCTGACTCAAATTCCGCATCTTTTATCGGCGGCATTGGCCTACGGCGGCTGCGTGTTTCCAGCACATACAGTGGCGCGGAAAGCGAGTTAACAAAGCGTGGCCCCTTATCTCCTTCGAGTTCGACGAGATGAATTCCACGGCGCGGGGTGGCATTTTTATCTGCTGGTGGGTGTTCACTGAAAGCCTCAAGCTGCCCTTTTGTTCCCCCAGAGAGGTCAGGTAGCGCGCGGCGCAATTCTATTCTGACAAAATTCAGGTCTTGTTGATTCATGCTTCTTTGCGCTCCATACACTTAAGCTTTCGCAATTACGCCGATCGCCAGCGCCCGATCCATAAAACGCAGTAGCAGCTCAAGCTGCGTACCATGCTTCTGCTCGAATGCCGGTACATCGGCGTGTAACTCGTCGTGGCACTCTCTGCACAGAGGGATCACGAAGAGGTCATGGGCTTTTGTTGCTGTACCACCCATACCATGCCCTACGATATGGTGCGGATCATCTGCTGGCCGTCGGCAACACTCACAGGGTTGTGTTTTAACCCAGCGGGTGTACGTCTCATTTATCCAGCGGCGTCGCTTTGGCCTGAGCATGAAAGATTCTGGAGATTCCGGATCAACAGAGAGCGTGAGGATCTTCTTCGCCTTCTCCTGCACGAGGCTGGTTGCAGAAGCGGAAGGCACAATGTCGCTTTCCCTCATGACCGAGCGGATCTTCTCATCCGGAAGGCGTAGCCCCTTGTGCGCAACGCTTTCCGGCATAACATCAGCCAGGTCGTTTCTGACCATCCACCAGCACAGTTCCGGAAGCGTCAGGATATGCGACTCGGGAAAACCAGAATCACGCAGAATGACTTCCAGAATCCAGGATACCAGGTTTCCTGCCGCTATACCTGCAAGCTGTTCGGTATGCTGCCCCGACAAAGTGTGATCGCAATGCCAGCACAGGCGAATACTTCCTGGTGGGTGCCGCATTGTTGTGAAGTTCTTGTCGTGCCACGTTGAATGTGGCCACTGGCATTCAAATCGATTACTCAACCATTGCTCAAGGGAAGGAAGCCCGCCGGCACGCTGAATAACCCGCTCATTCCCGAAGACCTGCCGCATTACCGGATCATCAGCCAGCGGCTGAATGGCGGCGGGAACAGCTCCTGTACTGAATGACGCCATTTCTTCTGGTTCAGGCTCGAGCAGAACGCGACCGCGCATAAAGAGGTGCATCAGTTCCGCGCCGGGACGAAACAACACAATCCCCATGCGATGGGCGACTTCAGGAGTTAACAAAGCCCTCACGCCGCCTGCCCCCCTGCAATATGTTCAGCCCACAAACCACCAATCCAGCGTACTCCCCTGGCAGTGAAACGCGTCTGGCTGAATGCGTGATTGGATGTGCTCGATGTTCCCGTCTTAACTTCAAATCTTCCCGCGGAAATGTGCTGCGCCATGGGGGTAAGTGTGCCGCCGAGGCGATACAGGATATTGCGTTCAATAAGGAACAGACGAAACTCAGTTTCTTTTGCGTTGAGCAATTTGGCTACCTGCCGGAATGACATGGAGCCTTTTGCAGAGCAATAACGATCAACAAACTCCACTTTTGGCGCCGCGGCTGCCAGCTGGATGGTCAGTTGCTCTTTCTGCTCGGCTAAATCAGCAGCCAGGCGAAGCGCTTCCGGCAATGAGCGGGGAACACTGACACTCTGCCCTTCTTCCAGTTCCTGCCAGCGATCGACGACCGCGGCGGTAAATTCAGGAGACAGTCTGGCAACAATCACCAGAGAGTCGCGTTTGTTAAAACGATACTCCTGGTACACATTACCGTTATGCTCAAAATCGAACTGCGCCAACGGCGCGGTTAAAATTCCCGCAGCAACAAGACGCTCAGCCGAGCGTTTCACGTCACTGTGTTTACTTTGAACCAGATCCGCAATATCACGGCTGGACATTGTTACTACACCATTCACGATTAACTGGCTCATACTTTTCTCCATATCAGGCGGCTGCACCCGCCGGTTCATATCTGCTGATCGTTATCTCTACCCGACCTTTCGGCACAACGGGTCCCCATTCCACCAGCATGCGCTTAATCTGGCTGTCGTCTTCCCAGACACCCGCATGCGTCAGCGCGTCAAACAGGGCTTTGTTGTAATTATCGATATCCCGACGGCGCGCATCCGGCGGGTACAGAGTGATTTCTACCGCTGCCAGTTCAGTCGATGGCTTCGGGAGACGTCGTAATTGCTCAATGATCGCCACGCAGGCAGCGCTCTGGTATTTACGACCATCAGCGCTAATGAGGTGACGACCGGCCAGCGGCCCCTTGTTAGGGGCGCGCCAGTAAGTGTTCACGCTCGGAGGGAACGGGAGCACAAGTTTCATGCCACCTCCTGCTGTTGCACTGCACACAGTTCCGGAAGATTTGCCTCAACCAGCGCCCGGGCGAATGGTGGTGGTACCGCATTACCGCAGCGGGCTACCTGCTTATCTTTTGCATAGCGATTTCCACGGTAGTCCTGATCAATAACGTAACCATCCGGGAAGCCCTGCGCTTTGTAGAGTTCATGCGGCTGCAACATGCGCATTCCGATATCAACGATCTGGTATTTAACCCCATCGATCGTTACCAGCCATTCATCGTCACTTTCCCCGCAATACGTCTCGAGAAATGTGCGTACCTCACCCACGTGTTGGCCACCAGCAGTGATTGTTGGCATTGGCACATCAAGGCGTTGCCCGTCGCGGCATGTTCCACGCAGTTTCACCAGATGAGAGGCAACTACCGCATGATGGTCGACAGTGGTCACTGAATGCGCGGGTTCATCCATACTGACACCCGGCCCCGTATAGTTACCGCCGTAGTGTTTCGCCAGGAATGCGCTCACCGTCGCAAATTTATTTCCGCCTGCAGTAACGGTCCCCAGCGGGTTATCCAGTCGCAGCACACGCGGTTCTTGTCCAGGTCGTTCGCCATAACCCATCTGAATCAGCGTAGGCGTTACCAGTTGAGATTTACCGCCACCACCAGCGGTGATGGTTGCGCTCGGTTCGTCTGCACGGTGGCCGACGCTGGCCCCAAACTGGCGGGCTATCACTGGCGCAACAAGACAGGCTCGGGATTGCTTCAGAATGGTATGAGCAGGTTTATTCAGCGGGCGCGGTTTAGCCTGGTATTCACTACCACCATTACCCGCCAGGAATGGTGTCAATGCAGCCTCAACAATCCCGAGAGCATGCCCGTTCCCGCCCGGGCGTTTTGACGTGCCAGCGGTTACCGTCGGAACAGGTTCGGTAACGGGCTGCCCGGTTGCGCCAGTGCGGAATTTTGTAAGGTGTGGAACGGCTAACGCGTAGCCGAGTTTTTTAGTAATGGTCTGTAATGGCTCATTCAGTGACTGTCCGCGAAAAGCGTCATACGCATTTTTTGAGCTCGTGTGGTTGCACTTCACGATAAACGGCGACGCACTTTCGATAACAAAGCGCTGTATGCCGCGTGCGATCCGCTTCAGAGTGTTCTCTGCCAGCGGTTTTTTGCGGTCGAAGATGGACAGAGCCGGAACATTCCAGTCGATACATTCCGCAGCGGTACGCCATGGCATCAGCCTGCCGCTCTGCACCTCCAGTGACTTGGGATCCCCATGGGTTACAACAGGCCACTGAATAGGGCAACCATCGCAGCGCATAACCATGAAGAAGCGTTTGCGGATCGTCGGCGCGCCGTAATCACACGCGCGCAGTTCGCGATAATCAACATCATATCCAAGCCCTTCCACCAGCTGTTTGGCCTGCGTGCTGCCAGGATCAATAGCAAGAAATTCGCAGACCTCCGCCAGTGCCGGGTGATCGGCAGGAATGCCAGTGGAAAGCATGCCGACAAAAGCATTGAATGTTTCGCCAGTGCGGGCAGGGTCTGGACGCATTTCATCGGCCAGCAGCGGTCCCCACGTTTTAAACTCTTCCACGTTCTCCAGCATCATCACGCGCGGTCGCTTCGCCAGTGCCCAACGCAGAACGATCCAGGCCAGACCGCGTATCTCTTTTTTCACAGGCTTTGCGCCTTTGGCCTTTGAGAAGTGTCGGCAGTCCGGGCTAAACCATGCCAGGCCAACAGGATTGCCGCCGGTGGCGGCTACCGGATCCACGTCAAATACGGATTCACAGTAATGCAGTGTGTCAGGGTGGTTCGTCTTGTGCATCGCAATGGCGTTTTCGTCGTGGTTGATCGCAATATCCACGCTGCGTCCGATCGCCAGTTCAATACCCGTTGATGCACCACCGCCACCAGCAAAGTTATCAACGATAATCTCACGCATGGGTTACCCCCTGCATGCTGCCAACAAGACCACGCGCAATTGTGATAATTTCGCTGGTGGCCGTTCGTTCCAGCCAGAGTTGATTGATGTTGGCTTTCAGTTTGTTCTGCTGGGCCTCGCTCAATACATCAACGCCTTCCACCTGGTTAAACACCAGACCAACCTCGAGAGGCCAAATTCGTGACTCAGTTTCCGGTGTTGCTGCTGGTTCCTTAGCTGCCTGCATTGCAATTGTTTGCTCTTTACCAACGGCGAATTGAGCCAAAGCCATAAACGCCCGCCCTTTTTCTTCCAGTTCGGTACGGCTGATGTAGCTGAAACGCTCTCCGCGCCATGACTTATCAAAGATTGCAATAGCACCAGCAAAGAAAGCACCAGTGGGCTTCTGCTTATCATCAGCAGGAACAAACCACACAGGGAGATCGAAGCCAATACGACCGCGGATAAACATGATGTGATCGGCATCTTCCGGCCACCATGTTTCACTTGTCGCCGCTTTAATGAGGAACACGTAACGCCCACTCTTTTCACGCATTTCCATTGTGCGATCCATGATGTGGGTCATGCCGGTTATCGCCTGTTTCTCGTGGTACTGCGAACGGCTATATGGTGGATTACCGAATGCGGCCCCGCCGATTGATTCCAGCATTTCCGCCCAATCTTGTACCAGCGCGTTATCTTCGGCGGTGTACCACACAGGGCACTTAGCGTTATCGTCATCAGCAAAGAGATCCAGCGTCAGCGGGCCGAACATCGCATTAATGCCCCAAAAAAGCAGGTCCGGTGTCCGCCACTGATCGCCAACTTCTTTCAATTCGTGGGCTGGTTGGCTACGTAGTGCCACCAGCGCCTGGCAATATTTGTTTAACGTCATCCTCTGAACCCCTCTGGAATCGTTGTTTCAACCGGACCAAAAGCCATCACATCGCGCTTTTTCGCTCCCCAGTCAGCACGTTTAGGCCGTCCCTTCTGCTCCCAGCGGGTAGCGCTTTGCAGATAGCTCTCGAATTTCTTCGGGCCAAACAGCGTTTCCGGTCGCATGTACTGGTACTGCTCGTCGTTCTCGTGCCAGTGCTCATGCTTCAGGTCGATAACAAGTTGCAGGTCTGCAACGCTGTATCCCTCACGCAGTCGGGCACGGATGTTCTCCAGGGATGTTTTTGATTTCTGATACCGGGATCCGCTGATTTGGTTCAAATGGGTCAGAACCAAAATTGCCTGATCAGTAATCACGACTTCAGGGTCTGGTTGCGCCGCAACCGGACAAGAGGGTTTTGAAGTTACTTGTGGATCTTGTTTTGATTTTACTGACGGATCCCCGCCAGATTCTGACGGGTCAAAACCGCCGTTTTTGCCAGATTTCGACGGGTCAGTTTTTGAGGCGTCAAAATTTGATGCGTCAGATTTTGACGTGTCAGAATCTGACAGTTGAGAAAATGCGGCAGCCTGAAGTTTCGCCACATTCAGGCGGTACACGTTCGACGCATTACGGTTACCATTACGGCGCTGTGTACGCGTGAGCCAGCCATCTTTTTCAAGCTTTGCGATTGCCGTTCTGATCGTGCTCGGCCCTGCGCCAAGCTGGCGAGCAATAGTTTCAATGGACGGCCAGCACACTCCCTCATCGCTGCTGAAATCAGCGAGGCGAGCCATGATCGCGACACTAGACAACTTCATGCCCGACGCCGCGCAACCATCCCATACGTAGCCGGTTAATTTAGTGCTCATGATCGTCCGTTATCTCCCTGAACTTTTGCCTGAAATGCTCAAGTGGGCTGAAGCATTCGTGCGGGTAGCCATCACGCAGGTAGATAACGCGTTGTGTTTCTGGTTCCCAGCGGATAACACGGACAGACACTCCGCGGTGGTCTTTGAACCTTCGGTTAAGTTCGCGCACAGGCGTTTTGCCCTCCGGTTATAGACCCCCACAATTGAAACCGCCCTACTGTGGTTACACGGAACCCAGCGGTTTGATAATCTGCGTTCATACCGAAACAACGGAGTACCCGAAACCGGGATCATCCTGAGTTGCGGTAGACGGTTAAAAGCCGTTAAACTGCTCATGCGGATTATTTCTCCATACTCGAAGAGTTGTTCGCCAAGGCGCCCGGAGCTGCACACTCGCGGGCGTCACTCTTTTCAGCGACACAAAAAACTCGATAAAGAAGCGTTACGTGCTCCTGGAACTTCGCGATAACCTGATAGCTGTTTTCCTCAATCTGAGCACGCTCATCTGCGTCAATTACCCCATCAGCCGTGGCTTTACGTACAAAATTAGAATGACGACCTATCCATTCAATGGACTCCATCAGGCGCTGGTTTATATCGGCGTTATCCAGATCATCAACGTCTGCCAGCGGTACAAATACGCCCTGAGAATGGCGCGCAACGGCATCAGCAATATGAGTTGAACCACCAGCACGTTGTAAAACCATTGCCCAGCCCAGCGGGAAGATTTGGTCGCCGTCAACACGAAGGCGGTTGAACAATGCGTTCTCTGTCACGCCCAACCATTCCGCCGCCTCGGCATAACCACCAGGAAGATCGGTGATCGTTTTTTTTATCGCCGCCACCAGCCAGGCTGGCTGACGTTCGACTTTCCAAATAGGTTCGTTACCCACAGCTCCCCCCTTATTCCTGTGGTTTGAGTTTTACTGAAGCATCGCTACGCTTTTCGTAAAGGTCGGGATGAAAAACCAATTTCCCCCCGGTTCGATATGCTGCTTCAGCTGCACGCCCTTTTGGGATAAGGCGACCAGTTCTATTACGCCACTGGTAAACAGCCTCGCTTGTGATTCCAAAAAATTCGGCAACCTTCTCAGTACTGCCGAAGTAGTTTTCAATATCATCGGTTGTCATAACGCCTCCTTAGCTAAGTTTGATTAGATATTAATAACCAATCTAACTTTGGTCAATAAAAACTAAGATTGCTTAGCCTTTTAATTTATTTATGGTGTTCAAATGGAAACTGTCGGTCAGCGCATCAAAGCTCTCAGGCGCATAACCAAAACCTCGCAGAAAGAACTGGGTAAGTTCTGCGGTGTTAGTGATGTGGCGGTTGGGTATTGGGAAAAAGACGTTAATGTGCCTGGAGGCGAGTCACTTGCGAAACTTGCAAAGTATTTCAACACATCAATTGATTACATACTTTATGGCACTGAATTTGAAGGCAATCTGATAACCAAGATGCGAAGGATTCCGGTGATATCCTGGGTTCAGGCTGGACAGTTTACAGAATGTAAAGCAGCAGAAGTTTTCAGCGAAGTAGATAAGTGGATAGAGACATCACTCCGCATAGGGGATAGCTCCTTTGCATTGGAGGTTAAAGGTGATTCGATGACAAACCCTAATGGCCTCCCGACAATCCCTGAAGGGGCAACAGTCATAGTAGATCCAGATGCAGAGCCACTTCATGGAAAGATAGTCGTAGCCAGGCTTGATGGGACAAACGAGGCTACTGTAAAAAAACTTGTCATCGATGGGCCTCAAAAGTTCTTAGTTCCCTTAAATCCACGCTATCCAAACATTTCAATTAACGGTAATTGCCTGATCATCGGCGTTGTCAAAGGCGTTCAGTACGAGCTTTAACCCACCTCTAACCTTCCTCTTAACATCAAGCTAAGAATAGTTTGGTGTTTTTTCTTGATCTAAAAGCTAAGTTAAGTTAGATTTTATTCATCAACAGCGAACAGGCAGGACGCCCACGAAGTAGCCGCCGGTGGCATATGAATAACCGGATGATTCGCTGACAGGTGTCTTCGGGAGGGGTAACAGAGGCGCGGCCTGATTAACCGCAACTCGTAGTCAAATTCCTATAGCTGGTGGCGATACCCAAGCCAGGAATACCAAAACCAGCAGGAGTGTTAAGGGCAAGGGCTAATCACCCCCTTAGCACCCCGCCCGAAGATACCTACCACCGCGCCTGATGTGGTTAAAAGCAGGCCAAAGCAATAACAAGTAACTCCCTGTTCTGGCGGCCCGGTGTTTTCCCGTTTGTCCGGTAACCGCCAGCCTTTTTCAGGGAAGATCAGCCGGTCATGGTAAGCATCTCGCAGGATGCTTACCGGGACTGGAAGAGTTACCACTTGGAGACGGTCCTTATAAATGTCCTGGAGAGTGGCGCTGACGACGGAGCGATAACCGAAGGTTGTATGCCCAACTGGAGGCATTGACTACCTAGAAAGATGGGGAGCATGAAAGGCTAAAGGGGCGGCTCTTTCATGGTGATCCCGCCCAGTTGGTGAAAAGTCGTGATGCGTCTTCATTCCAACCATGCTGGCTGTAAGGTCAGCACACAACGATGAGAGCATTGACGAGCAAGGCATAACGGCAGGTTCAATCCCTGCCACCGCTATACAGATAGCGGTGATGGGCAACGAAAAGGTCCGTTCAATTCGGATACCGGCAGTGCTCTCTTCGTTGTGGTGAATGGCGGGGCTGACCGTCAAACGGTTGAGAAAAGATAAGCAGGCGAAACGTTCTAAGCGAGCATACGGACTGATCGAACGCGGATGGAACGGGCGGTTACGATATTGAAACACCGCGCCACTGAGCTGGAGTTCAGCACCAGCAACCACAACCAAATCACGCTGAGGACTGTGATAACCGTAGTTCCATGTGTGTAGTCTTGGCGGTACCTGGGCCTTCAACCTTATGCAAGGGGGACGAAGATAATGTTCTACCTCGGTACCGCCCTTTTTACGCAACAGAAAAGAGCATCACCGGGCGACGGGCTCATAACCCAATCCACCCGGGCAAAAAGAAAGCGGTCCCTGCAAGCCGCCGACCAATGCAGGTGCTCTTCTCTGTTGTGTATGGAGAAAGTTCGGCGGTTGCAGCCGCCTTAACGAGGGTAAAACCATGAGTAATGACCGCATGACCGTAGTGCCAGATTTTCTTGGCGAACTGGATGCCGGCGTGTTCATGAACAAAATCGCGGCAGCACTTAATACCACCGCGCTTGGCGTTCTGAACAACGGCAACAAAGGCAAAGTAGTCCTCACATTTGATTTTGAGCGCATGGGTAATTCCGTTGAAGAGAAGCGCGTCAAGATCAAGCACAAGCTGAACTACAGCACCCCAACACCGCGTGGTAAAGCCTCCGAAGAGGACACAACCGAAACCCCGATGTGGGTCAACAAAGGCGGGAAGCTCACCATCCTGCAGGAAGATCAGGGTCAGTTGTTCGGGATCACTGGCGCGGTGGATGGAAAGCTTAAAGCGGCTCAGTGATCCGCAACAACAAACTCACTGATACCACTTCGATCATCAGTTAATAAGGAATTTCTATGTCTCAGTTAGACAGCGGTACATTTCAGCAGGTAAAAGACCTGGTCCTTTCTGGCTACCACCTGAATGATATTCATGGCCTGGCTTGCCCGACCGCATTGCTGCCAGATGGTACTAGCGTTGAAAGCCTTGAGCGCTTTTCTCTGGAGCGTTTCCGCTTCCGTGGTGCAATGACAACAACCAGTATTGACGATTTCGCACGTTATTCTAAAGGTTACGCCAGCGACAGTGAGCCAGCACGTTGCTTCATTGACGCTGACAACATGACCGCCCGTTCAGTGTTCAACATCGGCAACCTGGATAATCCCGGTCACGCCGATAACGTTGCTTCGATCACCCTGAAGAAAACCGCGCCCTTCCGCGCGTTACTGCAGATCGATGGTCAACGTCTGAAGCAAAAGCAAATCGCCGAATGGCTGGAAGACTGGAGCGATTACCTGCTGGCGTTTGATGCTGATGGCAATACGATGCAGATTTCCCAGGCAGCTCAGGCTGTGCGTCGTATCACTATTCAGCAAGCAACCCAGCAGGACCATGAAACTGGTGATTTCGCTGGTAAAAAATCGCTGATGCAAAGCGTTGAAGCAAGCAGCAAAGACGTAATGCCTGTGGCGTTTGAATTCAAATGTGTGCCGTATGAAGGTCTGGGCGAACGACGTTTTAGCTTGCGTAACAGCCTGCTGACCAGCGATGAACCCGCTTTGTTCTGCGCATCGTCCAACTTGAAGCCCAGGAAGAAGAGATCGCCAATGAATTCCGCGATCTGCTGATCAGCAAGTTCGACGGTGAATCAGTGGAAACTTTCATCGGTAACTTTAAAGCCTAATTGCTCTGCATTAAATCCCCGGCACCGCGGGGATTTATTGAAGCGTAATTCCATTAATTATCGCCACCCGGCGAGGGATTCGTGCAACCAAAATCTGCGCGGTGCAGCGCGCCAATATGGAGAAAACGATGAGCTACATTCAAACATTATCCGGTAAAAAATTTAACTACCTGACCGCCACAATCGACGATATCGATGTTGAAGATATCGCGACAGCTCTTTCCAACATCTGTCGATTCGCCGGGCATCTACCAGAGTTTTACAGTGTGGCTCAGCACTCTGTGCTTGTTAGCCAGATTGTTCCGCCAGAGTTCGCCTTTGAAGCGTTGATGCACGACGCTGCGGAGGCATATTGCCAGGACATTCCGGCACCACTCAAAGCATTGCTGCCTGACTACCAGCGCATGGAAACTTATGTTGATGGTCTTATCCGCTTTAAATTCGGTATCTCTCTTGAACAAGCTGCTGTCGTGAAATATGCCGATCTCACCATGTTAGCTACCGAGCGCCGTGATCTGGAAATCGATGACGGTTCGAAGTGGGAAATTCTCGAAGGTATTCCCTGCTCTGATCTCGTTCAGGTTATCCCTCTCCGTCCTGGTCAAGCCTATGGCCTGTTCATGAATCGCTTTAACGAACTGATGGAGCTGCGCCAATGCGCCACATGAAGGTAAAAGAGCTCGTAGCGGAGGCTTTTGCCTCCATTGCTGAATTACCACCAAAGCATGCACCGCTTATGCGCGAAGTCGCCACCAGACTGGACGCTGCGTTCGCAGCATTAAAAGAGTCTCTGGTGCAACTGGAACAGGAACGTAAAGGTAAAACGCCATGACCGTATTTGAATATCTCCAGGCTCATCCGAATACCACCAGCGGTGAAATCGCCAAAGGTATGAACAAAAAGACACCCGCGGTCGCTGGCGCATTATCGCAACTCTATGGCACCGGCCGGATCGTGAAGTCTGGTGTTCGCAAGGGCATTCCAACATACCGTGTTAACGATATGCCGTTTGGGTGTAGTAACAGCCTAACCATGATGTTTAACCAGCTGTTGAATAGAGCAAGACAGGGAACTGCACAATGAGCAAATCACTTGAAGTGCTGATTGCCAAAATCAAAAAGCAGATTGAAAGCTATGACTCCGTAATTTTGAAGGAAAGTGAAGCCATGGCACTTATCGCAGAACTGGAGGCAAAATCCGCGCCAGAATCGTTCAGTGTCATCGGCAAAAACATTTTATCGCAGGATAACCGTATTACATCCGACCCGATGTTTTGCGTTTACCAAAAGCGCGAAATCGTTGTTGATGCTCATTACGACTATGACCGCATCGTTTGGATTGATGAAGATGGTAACGAAGCTAATGAGCGCCAACGAATGCGCCTTGAATTGCTCCATGAAAACTTCCGTGAACCACCTGAAAAATGGCGCAGAGTTGCCCTGAAAGAAATTGATGATTTCGTTACCTGCTGTTTCACCGAACAGGGATGCAAAGACTACCTAGCATGTAATGGCCACAACCTACGACTGCCATTCATCTACGTCAAAAGCGGATTTAGGAATGCTGAGTTTATCAGCGTTCGTAACTGGCTCGCTGGCATTGGCGTGAAGGGAGAGTGAGATATGTGGCGAGGAACGAATCGCGGCGGTAGCCAGATGATACTCACTGCCTACGAATACGACCCAGAAACCAAAAAATCAAAGTCGGTTTACCTGCTACGGCATCACAGCAAAGTTAAGCAGACCACGCTTGAGCAAAAACTTATTGTTGAGAACGATGCGTTTGGTCGGTTTAAACCGATGGTCGAGCTTACCGACTTTCCAGAAAGATTAAGCGAACGAGAAGCGATGCTGAAGCTGGCCGACTGGCTACACCGACTTGGCGTGGCGATTGAAGATAACTGGAGCACACCATGACAACTAACAACCACCCGGCGAACGGTCCTGTATCACTCGATCGCCTGCACCAGATACGCGAAATACTCAGCAAAGCAGCAGCACAAAGTGACGGCGGTAATCTCGGATACGCAATGGCTGATGCTGTGAAAGTGATTGATGGGGCTATTGCTGCGCTGACTGCCGCTGTCACCCAGGTTATCGAAGGAGAAGGACGATGAGCGAAATCAGCCAAACAGAACGAGTGTCAGACGAAGAACTCGACCAGATGATATGGAAGTTAGAACGTGATGGTATGACGCCAAAGCAGCTTTCGCTGATGAGAGAGCTGCGGGAGCGAAGGAAGGCTGTGGGTGAGCCGGTGGCGCAGATTGAAATAATTAGCGGTGTTCTGGTTAACGAGAGATGGATGCATAGTTCACTGCCAAATGGATGGCATGATTTATATGCATCACGGCTATCAGGTAATTCCGAACAACTCGAACCTGTAAGTAATCGTGATGAGTTGAAAAAGGGATTGGCAGCCATTCGTAACTCGGGCATAGCAATCGACGGCGATATCTCCGCTTCTGACGCTGATAAGCTTGCGTCGATTATTCGTAAGTGGGCCGACGCACCAGTGCCTGCTTCCACAGATGAGCGGGAAGCATTTAACGCTTGGAATAATGATATTGACTGCCCTCTGGCTGGGCTTACTACCAAGCAAGCAGCATGGCTGGCATGGCTTAAACGTTCAGGCACCATCAAAACTTTCGACGCTATAAGTCCGCCTTTCAAGGTGCATGACGAGTTTGAGGTATGGGCCAAAGCTGAGGGATTAATACATGATTCATATGGCCTGAGAACCATTAATTCTAGTGCTGATGTTGCGAGAAAAGCATGGAACGCTTGCCGCGCCGCCATGCTTCAGGCCGATGGTACCCTTACCAATGAGGGCACCATACATACTGGCAACTCTCCGGCAACTCCGGATTGTTGGTGCCGTACTTGCCGTCCCGTAACGATGAGTGACATGCGATTTGTCGTTTGCCCTGACTGTGGAAACAAGCGCTGCCCTCATGCCAATGACCACAGGAATGTTTGCGCTGGAAGTAACGAGCCAGGACAGATTGGTAGCGCATATCCAGCAGCACCGCAGCAGGAGGTGAAGCCGTGACCTTCAACCGCTACGTAATCACCGTAATGCTGCCGAACCTGATTTTCTGCAAATTAGTCGGCAAGCCAGCCATGGCGATTGAGAAGGTGGCTCGCCGGGTGCGCCTGGCGTGTGGCCGCCGCATGGAGCGCGTCATGATGGATGCACCACCCAAGGAGGTTAAGTGATGGCTAACCTGCAGCTTGCAGTTAACGGTGAATACTTCGACCAGATGAAGCGCGGCGAGAAGGTTGAAGAGTATCGCCTGGTAAACCCTTACTGGTGCCGCAGACTGTCCCATGGCCATAACCAACAATTACCACGTCGCTTTGACCGACTGATTATCACTCGTGGTTATCCAAAGCGTGATGACCAGAGCAAGCGTATTGACCTCCCGTATAACGGTTACGAAGTGAAGGTGATAACACATCCGCACTTCGGGCCTGACCCGGTAAAGGTCTTCGTTATCAAGGTGAATATCGATGCCTAA